AACTGACTTGCTGTAAACAAATATAGTTGTGAGTTTGTTGTGTCAACCCAAACATCACCTTGTAATGGATTTTGTGGTTCGGTTGCACTTACATGAACACCACCTGCTGGTCGCCAATTAGCGGCGCCTGCGGTTGAGTCATTAATCTGTAATCTGTTTGTTGCACTGTCATACCACAACTGACCTTCAATTGGATTATTAGGTGCTGTTGGATTTGCAAAATTTTCTAATACGTGAACAAAGTTTTCTGCAATGCTTTGTCCATAACTAGGTTCGTTTCTACCAATAAGTGTTAATGACGTATCAGAAGTGTTCCTACTGTTGTCATCTACAGTAATTGGTGTCTTTTGAACTGCGTTTGTAAAATTTACTGTGTACGCCATCTATTAATTCTCGCTCAAGTTAGTTAAACTCTGTATTCTAACTGTGTAATCAATCTGTATAAGTCTGTTTAGTGACTTTTGTACAGGGTGGAAAATTACGTGTGTTAGAAGTCTGCCTTCATTAGCACCTTCGGTGCTGTATGCTCTTAAACCTAGTTCGTCAAAAACAAAATTACCATCTAAGTTTGTGCTGTTATCAAATGCCTGTTGTCCTGTTGGTTCACCGTAGTCTAATAAACAACTTACTAAAATGTCTGTATATGTTGTACCTAAGGTATGACGTGTTTCGATGAAGTTTCTTGCAGGATCTGTGTTGTTAACATTGTTATCATCAACTGTTTTATAGTATGTTTGATTGTACAATGAAGCATTAACGCCTGTATTATTTGGAGTCAAATAAGTGATAATTCCTGTTGGATCTACTGTTGTTCCACCATTGCCAAATGCCATTTCAACGATGTTTCCACGCCCTTCATTTCCAAGTGATTCTGCTAGTGAAATACTCATGTTTTCGTAATGAATAGCATTACGCTTATTCACTAGTATTTCTCCACTTTTTGGATCAAAGATCTTAATGTGGCCTTCCATTAATACACCTGTATTTTCATTTGGTTTTTTGTTTTCTTTTGGCATTTGTTCCAACTTTTTATCCTCGTTTGACATTGTCTATTCCTTAATATTTATTATAGGTAAACCAGAGGACCTCTCTAGCAAGAAATTAGCCTGCGGAGATTCTGCTCTTTGTAGTGTGACACCGTTAGATGCAGTGCTAACACCTGCTGTATACCATACATGACCCTGCTTTTGCACCACTTTAATCTCGGTTCCGTTCTCTGGTTCGTCCCTTAATATTAGTTTATAATAGCCTTTTGCTGTACTATCTTCAACTGGTTCAATAGTAAATTCTGGTAGTTGAACTACATCACTAGCAACACCTAGGCTGTTTGTTTCTTCACTATCATAAGCGATAGATGGATCGTGTTTTGTAATTGGATTAGCAGAAACTGTTGGTTTTTGTAGTTTTCTGCCCCCTACATAAACTTCTACTTGATCGTGTGCATTAACACTTCCTGAGAAGTTAATTGTTTCCAAAACGTGTACTGATTTACCGTTTGGTAATCCATCACGTACAATTATTTCATATACGCTTAATGATTCTTTATATGGTACAGTTTGTGTTGGTCCTGCATCAAACACCTGTGTTCCAACTGGATGTTCAGCAATTCCTGTACCAAGTGTACCTCTTGTTATCTGTGATAACTTATTACCGTTAATTTTGTAAAATTCTATTCTTTCTTTACCAACAAATATTACGCCAGGAACACGTTTTTCTGGACTTGGCGTATCAAAGAAACTTGCGTCTTGTACAGAAATTTCTGTATCACCTAACAATAATTTTGTAGTTAACACAGTAGTATCTTGTTTACTAATTCTCTTAAAGTGATGTCTGTTAAGCATATCTTCAAAAATAGTAAATCCAATACCGTCGTGTGTTCTATCTTCACTAAACGAAGTTATTACTACTCTATCAGTTGATTTTTGTGAAAACTTGTTGTCAATATAAACGGTATATCCATCATCTAAAATTTTGTAATCTGCATCTGCTACAAGAGGAATATTATTCAACTCTACCCAAACATATGCAACATCAATTGCTTTTCTGCTTAACTTATAATTTCCGCCTGTATTTCCTGCAAATACTTCTTTACGCATTAGGTTAGCATCGTGATTTGTGAAACTTGTAATTTTAAGAATTGTTCCTTCACCAACTCCGGTACTATCTTCTGCACTGTTGTTAATAATTTTGATATATCCTGCATTTGAACTATCGTCATCATCGTGTTTTCTAATTTCATAATCATGACCACGTAATACTGTGATTGCAATTACATCGCCTGCTTGTAATCTACCTTGATAGAAAGTGACAAGGTTTGTTGCAGTATTAAACTGATAATCTGAAATTGGTTCAAGTCTAACACCGTTCTGATGAACTTCTAATTCACCAAGTGCCAAACTAAATGCTGGATACTCTGGATCTTGACTTGCTAGATAATCTAGAGTCACTCCGTTAGCAACATAATAAATTGTGTCTGGTGCTCTCAATCTTCTACCATTTGCTTCAACTACTACCATTGCATGGAACGGTTCAATATTTCCAGGTACCTGAGATAAGTCATATGTAAGACCGTCGTTGCTTTGTACTTCGTGTACGTCTGTGACTACTTCACTGTATGTTTTTTCTAATCCGCTTAATGCAGTAATCTGTGTCACGGCATCTGTCATATCGTTTGGAGGATTTGTTAAAACAATTTTTGCACTACCACTATCAGTATCTTCATAGATAGCATAGTCTTGTTTTACACCATTAACTGTGACAAACGCACTTTTAACATCTTCGTACTTACTTGTTAAAACAAACTCAATAGTACTATCACCTGAGTCAACATAATCTTCTTTTTCAAGTATCTCGCTACCGCCAACATTTAAAGTTGTAATTGTGACTAACTGTCCATCAGTTGGTGCTGATGTAAGTGTAATTTTTTTATTAGCATAGTCAACAGTGTAGTCAGTTCCTAAAACTTTATAAGAACTTGATCTTGTTGCAGTATCTGTTGGTGTAGGATTACTAGGCCCTACTGTGACTATAATACTGTCTGTTGTTCCGGGATATTTGTTAAACGTAAACTCAGTTTCACTTCCATCTCCCCAATGTCTTGTAATGTCAATAATTGGAGAACCATCTGCTGGAGCATTATAAACTTTCATAGCCAGCGAATCAAATATTTGACCTGGTACAACTTCTTCAGGTGCGTGTGACGTATCTGGTGTGACAAACCCGTCGCCTTGTAAACTAATTTCTTCTGGTGTTTGTCCAGTTGCAGTACTATAAGATAAATTACCACCTTGTATAATTGTGTCTAAGTTGTTTACATCTGTTGGAACAACACTACCATCTGAATCTTCTGGACGGAATACTACCAACACACCATCTGCTGGTGTTGCATTTAAAGTAAATGCTGTTGTGTTCCCGTCGCCAACAATAGTTGGAGTGTTATTTGGATCTTGCCTTACACCATCAAAATAAACGTTAATCTTTTCATCCTGTTTAGGTGCATAAGGTAATGTAAACGATGTTGCAACTCCGTCTGCACGGAAAGCATAATCTGTGTTGCCTCCTGAGAACGTATCCCAACCATGACTAAACCATGGAAGGCCGTCCCACCCAACACTAACACCAAAGTCTAAACCTTGTACTTTAACGCCCGGATATTCGATACCATACATTAATTGTGCCGGATCTTTACCAGGCATACCTGCTGTTGGTTCATAGAAATAATTAATTCTATCAATAGCGTTCATTAGTTTTACATTTTTCTTATATGTAATTGTGACTGTTGAACGCTCTTTTGGCAATGTTTTTAATACAACATGGCCAACTTGTTTTTTATAAGTTTTATCAGTTAATGTTTCAATGCTTACATCAAAGTTTTCAACAAAAATTGCTTCATTATTCACACTGATAACAAAATCTCTTTTATCTAACGTAGGCAAGTATGTTAGTTTATAAACAACTTGTCCTGACTTAGCGGTATATGTATCAACGTATTCTTCATCAGCAATAATACCTGTTGAGCCAATTCTATCAAATTTAAGTTCAGTTTTATTTGTTCTAACTTTATTGTTTTCAAGAATTGCAACTGCTTTTGCTGTTGATGTTGTATCACCTCCACCAGTAATTGTGACTGTTGGAGCACTTACATAACCAGCGCCTGGATTTTCAACAACAATTTTGTTTACTTTGTTTCTACTGATATATGCTGTTGCTGTTGCATTAATGTTTCCGCTTTGTGGCATTTTACCGTTGCCATTAGGCAACAACGGATTACCGTGATAATGAGGTCCAACAATGTATGGGAACGCTGGTTCAAACGTGCCGTCATCTTGCTCGTCAACTGTAATAAAGTAAGCGTATGTTCCTTGTGGATATTCTGGTGTTTGAATAAACCTACCGTTGTTTTCGTCTAGGTCTCCGTGTCCTTGTACAAACTCATAATCCTCGTTGTATCTTCCAGTTGGCATACTACCATCTGCACGAGGTGTTGTTCTAAGTTTATAACTTGATTTAATTAATTTAACTGTTTTATCATTTGTAGCAATAAAACCGTACGGTCCATAAATTGGGAAACCGTCAAAGGCGTATCCTAATATTGGACTGTGATTCTCTGGATCCTTAGTGTACATAAAGGTAGGATCGCTATGGTAATGGTAAATTCCATCTTCTTGCGGATGACCTGAACCGTCATCAATACCTAATTCTTCATGACTGAATACTGCATTTACAGTATATGTTGTACCATTAAGTAATTCTGTGACTGCAGAACTAGGATTAAAAATACTTACTCCGTTAACTGCTACACCAATAGCACCTAGTGGTGTTGGAACTTTAACTTCAGGAACACTTGGGAATCTTGGAATCTGATAAACAAGATTTTGTGAAACTACATTTGTTGTATTAAAGAAGTGATCCGGAACACTTGTAGTATTAACGTACACATACAAGTTGTCATAGTCTGTAGTAGTAAGAACCCTAAACGGTGTTGTTTGTACAATAGCAGGTTTATCTTCTCTTCCGCCGCTAATTACAACAATCGGTCTTTGTGTATACCCGTCTCCTGCTTCAGCAATTTCAATGCTGTCAACATTAAATTTATAATTTTCAAACCATTGATTAAATGGCTCAGTTGTTATATCTTCGCTTGTTTCGTTTAATACTTCAAACTCTTCTTTGGTTTCGTTATAACGGCTTGGCAAATCAAAGTCAGTAGTAAAAATACTGCTAGGCTCACGATTATTATAACTTGTAATCATGTCTTTAATTGTGACACTATATGGTTTAATTTCTTCAACGTAAGATTGTATATTTCCAGGATCGTCAAGATTATAATTAATCTTTTTAGTAAAGCCGCCTAAATTATTCTTAACACTGATTAAACTTGTTTTAAATGCCCAGTCAGTAAATGTTTGCTCACTGATTGCATAACGTATTGCTGTAAACAAAAATTCATTCCAAGCATATTTTAAGTCATCAACAAAAATGTTTGAATACAGTTGTTCTAAAATAACTCGTGTTTCTTGTGTTGGCTGTTCATCATATAAGTTAATATCAAAGTTTTCTGCGCCAGCAAAGCCAAAGTTTAGTCCTGTGTAATCATAGATAGACGAATCAAATTCAATTGTGCTATTTGCTTTGAACAAAATATCATAATTATTATTCCAAGTACCATTTGCTTCAACTTTTCTAAGAACAATTTTGTTTCCATCGCCAACATTTGCTACCTCAACTAGTTGTCCTGTTGCAGGAGTAATTGTTTTTAATAGATAAGGCTCTGCAACTTTAAAGTCTATAATGCTGTCAACATCAAATCCTTCAACAACATAATCTTTATATTTCCAAAATCTATTAACATCATATGTTTGTGTGTTTGTTCTAATCCATTCTTCAGATGCAATATTCCATTCATACATTGTCCAATAGTTGTTTGCTGTACTATCAGCATCAACAAGAACTTTGAATGGTCTAATTCTAATAGCACCGTTTGTATAATCTCGTCCTTCTTTTAACACTTCAATTGATGTGACTCTTCCTTGAGCATCAATAGTTGATTGGAATTTTGCTCCCCAACCTTCTGTTGTAATTTCAATGTTTGGCGGATTAACATAACCAAACCCAGGATTTGTAATTTCTACAGATTTAACTCTACCGTTAACAATAGTTGCAGTAGCAGTTGCTTGTTCTAAATCCTGTGTTTTAATATTATCTAAATCATTAAACTCATCAACCTTAACATCATAACGCCCACTAATTAGTGTTGGCTGAGGGTCTGATTCAAATAAACCACTTAGATCTTTTTCATCAACGATTCTACTTTTTGCAAGTAAGTTATTTGTGTATGTAAACAGTGTTTCTAATGCACCCAGTCTATTAACAAACATACTTTGTCTTGGTCTAATTTGTAAACCATATTTTTTCTGTACAGGAAGTTGTGAGTCTGGTACTGTATTACCTGCATCATCAAAACCTACTAAACTGTCATAAAGTTTTTTAATTAACAATGGATTGTCAATTTTGTCTCTTTGTTGTTCATCTAATAATAACCAACTATTATGATTTGGAATATTAGTTTTTACTTTCTTATATTGTACATTTAAACTTACGTCAGTATCACTTAAACTTGTTTTAATATTGGTAAGACTAAAACTGTTAGTGTCTAAAAGTTGCAACGATTTGATACCATATCCTTTAGGATCTGCAATTACGTTTGCGATTTCGTTTGCAGGCAAACGACGTGTATCAACTGCAATCTTTTCACTTAGACCAACAGCAATTTGTGTACTAACACGTTGTGGTAAAAGTACATTATTTTTAACCCAATAATAATATCTATTAACAAAGTTATTTGTTGCTGTGTCATAGACACGCTTTAATACAAAAGTATTGTTATCGTATTTTGATTGTCCACTAAATCCTGCCGCAATACCTTCTGTTGTATCTGAAATATTATTCCATTCTTCTGGACTTAGATCGCTTTCTACCCATTCGTAAATATCAATAGTTGACCCTGGGAACAATCCACCCCAGTTATTTTTTCTAAATTCAACATCGCCTTGCTCGTACCAAACATATCTTACAGTACTTAGATCCCACCAAATTTGTCCTACGTGTGTTGCACCCCAGTTTGTATCTGGATCAACATTAAGGCCACGATCACTTGTTGTGTAAATTGCAGGATCTTTTGCACTCTTATAAGATATTTCTGTTTCTGCAATGTAAGGTATTTTTCCTTTTATAGGATCAATAGTCTCTAAGAAATCAACAACAGTTTGTGAATCTGTACGATACGTCATTACCTTCTCAACACTAAACGGATCAGTTAAACTGTCTTGTTGTCTTAGAGTATTCCAGCCTGCTGACGCTTCTTTCTGATACACAAATAGCATACCAGTGTCGTTGCCATTGTATGTAAAGTATGGTGCACCTACATATAAACTTGTTGTACTAAAATCGAGACCTGTACCAAATGCATCATTTGATTGTAAATCGTTGCTTGAAAGTTTTTGTCCAAATACATATGTTGTGCCTAACTTTGTAAATGTATAAACACTACCAGTACCTGTTTCTGTATCTACAAACGATGTTGATTTAGCATCAAAAGAAGTTTCGTTATTATCAAACAAAGTAATAGCACTATTCGATCCGCCTTTACCTGCAACTGCAAAACTTAAACCGTCTGGGTTAACTGAAACATTGCTACCAAACTGCTCGCCACTTAGGTTAGTTGGACTTGTAAGTTTTTGTTTATATGTATAACCAACCGTTGAGTCACCTTGTGTCTGTCTTTCAAATACATAAACAGCACCTTGGTTAATACTGTCATCATCATTTAATGGTGCACCAATAACAAGCACATCGCCATTTCTACTTAACGACAACGAAGATCCAAATAAATCTGATTTGCTAAGAGTGTCAACTGTTGTTGCATCAATAGTTTGAATTAAATTATAACCTGTACCGTCCCAATAGTAAATGTAAACAGCACCGGTATCCACTGTTGTACTATCAGACTCAAGTTCTTTGTTCCTTGCAGAAACTGCAAGTATACTCATGTCGATTGAGGCTGTAAGTTTTTCACCAAATCTATCATTAGGATGATCAGATGGAGCAGTTAATTCCCATTCTGCATTTAGATCCCAACCGTTTGTTCCTTTTGTATAAACATATACTCCGCCAGCGTTATTTGCTCTGCCAGGAGCACCAACTACCATTCTTGTATCACTTACAGCAACACTTGAACCAAATTCTTCGTTGTTTGCAGGTCTTGGACTTGCAATAATATGTGTTGGATCATAAATGTTTGTTAAAGAATTATATGTTGACAGTTTAACAACGCCTTGCTTTGTATAACTGCTAGCCGTACCTGTTAAGCCAACAGTATTAAATCTTGGCTTTTCAGGATCTGTAATTGTTTTTACAAAAGAAGCATACGGAGCACCAGCAACTAATGTATTAGTTGTTTGCGATAAACTAAGACTTGAACCTAGACCGGCCGGTACTGATGGTGAAACTAATTGGTCTACAAGGCTTTCACTAATATTAAAACCAGAACTTCCTTCTAGTGTGCTAATGTCCGTATTAAATTTACGTCTAAGAATTAAAACAGCACCTTCAACAGTTTGTCCTGGATTACCAACAACAATAGTTCTTCCTTGGTCACCGTATTTTACAGTTGAAGCATAAGTTTTTGCATCACTAGCAATAAGTTGAACTTGATTTTCAGCATATGCTTTTGTTTTCTCAAAAACTCTCCAAGTACCGTCACTAACATCGTCGGCCCATATCTTTGTTCCTTCAGCAAATTCTGCTACGTCTTTAATATCATTAATCTTGTCAGGACTACTTACACGAACAGGTAATAGTTCTAGTATTGTACCTGAAGCACTATCTTCTGCAAGTGTAATAGTTAATAATTCTGTTGTAATAGTAAAAGAAGTTAATCCTAAAACACTATTAACTAAATGTGTTCCGTTAATTTGATTATCAAATTGTTTGATAACAATAGTATCGCCTTCTTTTAATCCATGAGGTATATTTGTATGTAAAGTTATGGTACCATTATCAACCGACACTTGGTTATCTTCTGTTTGTACTAGTCTTGCACGATTAGCAGTTAAACGATAAATGTTCCATGTATCACTTTTATCACGTGCTACCCATACAGATGCTCCCTCATTTAAAGTAGGAAGTGTAGTATCTGTTAACAAGTCTTCACTGTTAAACACTGTGTGATCAACATCATCTAACCTAGCAAAACCCGCTGTTGGTATTTTTTGTATTGAATTAAGACTTACACCGTCTTGTGTTGTATCAAAGTTTTTCCAAACATCAACACTAAAGTTATCTGGTTTTAATGTTAAATCGCTTGACAATAATTCTATAGTATTTGTATCTGAATTTGAAGTTTTTGCAGTCACAAATTCGTATGCTTGTGGATTCTCAACATTATCTTTTTCACTTAAAACTACTTCAAGTTCTTTTGTTGTAGATCCACTACCTAAAGATCCAATCTTAATTGCCCAGTTATCTGTAATGCTTAGATCAGTTGACGTTCCGTCAATAGTTAAACGATTTAATTTTTCTAAAGAGTTTCTTGTACCTTTTTCTTTAATAAATCCTGAATAAAACTTATACTGAGCAATATCATCTCTAACCATATTATCAAGATATAATCTCTTTTGATAACCTGTTAAGTGTTGGCTCAGTTTAGTAGTTTCACTGTCAAAGTTTTCACTTTCTAAACTATAAAAATCTTCGTATGAACTTGCTTTATAGTCCAAGTTAGGCAATAACTCAGCAACAGGTTTATCTCCTATAAACACCCATTCACTAAAATTAAATGCTTTTGTGGCTGGTAAAAACTTCTTAGCACTGTAAAACTTACTCTTGTGTCTTACAACATCACCAAGATTATAATCTTTACCATCAATGTAATCTGCTACTACCGCTTCGTCAAACACAAAACCCGGACTTACATAATCACCATCCCATTCACTTGTTTTGAATCCAACTAATTTAATACGTTTTTGTCTGTATCCTGCTTCTTGATCATATATCACATCGCCAAATTGACTCTTATCATCAAAGACTACAATGTGTTCCCATTGTACAAGATTTAACACAGCAAAGAAAATACCTCGTTGTGTATTCTTTGTTGTTATATTAAACTTGCCTGAACCTCTAACAATACTAATATTGTCTTTTGGTAGTGGAGTTCCGTTAGCACTTAAGATACTGTATTCATAAAAACTGTTTAAAACATTGTCAACAGTAGCATACTTGTATTCAAAACTTAAACTATCTGCAAAAGGACTTAGTGAAATAACACTGCCTTCTGCCCAATTCTGTGTTGTCCAATACAAAAACTCTCTACCAGATAAATCCCAGTCTTGAATTGTTGCTGTTTCACGTTGGAATATATCAAATACAAAACCTTGTTCTTTTAGGTATTCTTGATATCCTAAAATAACGTCATATACCTCTTGTGCTCTAGGATATACTGTTCCATAAGACACTTCAGTTATTTTAGATTCAAATGCTTTTGCTTTTGCAACTTCTGTTCCGCCAGTGACCGGCAACTCTCCAAGTTTTGTAAACTTGCTATTATCAAAAGTTTCAGTTGATGTATGGTTAATTGAAACTCTATAATATTCTCCACCAAATTCTACAATCTGTCCTTTTCCATAAAACTTCTCTGAATCCCAAATAACAAATTTTGCTTGTTTGCCACCTACATTTACAGCAATATCATTCTTTCCATGCTTAGGCTTATAAATGCTAAACCAAGGTTTAATATTATCATAACCTCTAACTAAAAATCCTTTTGCTGTTTTTTCAACAATAATACCTGAAACTCTTACATTTCTTATAGGATTACTTTTTCTTAATGTAAGTTGGTAGTTTTCACTTGGTAAGAAAATACTATTATCTGCTGTATTAGGATTTGAACTTTCTGCTAATACACGCAATCTATTTTTGTTTGCAAATCCACCTAACTTGTATGTTAAGTTGCTTGATGTATTTGTAAGATAATCGTAAAATGTTTCTTTTACATCTTTATCAAAACTTTTAATGTATTCTACAATAGGAACATGATAACCTAAACCTAAGAAACGTTCATTGTTAAATCTTAAGTCTTTAATTTTTGCTTCTTTAAGACTAAAGATTTTTCCATTATCTGCATAAACAACGTTTCCACTTGGTGTAATTTCGTTTTGGTTAACATCGAATAAACTACCAAAGTATTGTGCTGGTTTTGTTAAGCCTACTGCTACTTGTAATGCAAACGGAAACCAACTTGACTTTCTCCAAGCAGTTTCTGCTGGGCCTTCGTCACCAAATTTCCAAGCATTTTTAATTTCTGTAATAAAAATTGCTTTTACAATATTGATTTTGCTAGGATCAATCAACTCACCGTATTCGTCAACAGGTAAATTTTTAGACAAATTAGGTCTTGCATATGCAGGATAAATTTTTGTTCCGTTAGGATCTCTAACTAAACCGCGTTCAATGTCGTTCCATAACAAGTTATTACCACTAGTATATGGTGCTTCACCATACTGTTCGTCCCACCATGTAGGTTTAAGAGTAATACCTAACATTTCCCATGGATGTGTGTGAGGGCGATCTGTATCAAAATAATCTTTATAAATTGCTCTCCAGTTTCCTGGAAGTTTTTGATCTTGTAAATTGATCATTGTGTTGAAGTTATATGTAAATGCGTCACCGCTCTGAGAAACATTGTTAGTTTCAAAATCTACATCAAATAAACTCTTCCAATAACCAAAATCAGTCCTTAAAACTTTATTAAATTCGTCTCTGGTATAAGCATCTGGTCTATAATGTCCAGGTTGTTCCTTAAGAATATCAAAAACATCACGATTGTATTTTACTTTAAGGTTATTATAAATTCTTTTTTCTAATTCAAGAATTAATTCATCTCTTTCGTCGTTATATGCTTTTGTTATTGATCCGTCGTGTCCTTGGATTACCTTTGTAGGATTAATATAACTGCTATCTACAAAAATTTCTGGAACATATGCTGGATATAAACCTAATTTAGTAGGAGAATGAGGAATAACATTACCTGTTGTATCATAATCGTTAACCTTAACTTTGTCTCCAACTGATAATTCTTTTTTAATTGTGACAGTATTGTCTACTGCATCAAACTCATAGTCTGCATCTAAATAAAGTTGTACATCATTTAGGTAAACATAAACTGCACGATCACTTACTTTTGTTGTATCAAATGCATTATTAATTGCAAAAACATTTTGAGTTCCGTTTTTAACTTCAAATTCTAAACGTTCAACTTTTCTACCAAAGCCAGCCATGTCAGAATAGAAGTACGGAGACGTTGTAATCTTATTTGAACCTAATTCGTATAAAATTTTATCAACATCATTTGCAACACTAGTTGTTCTTTCAATTTCTCCAGCCTTTTCAATAAACTGATCTTTAAAGAAGTTGTAATCATTTGCGTTTTTACGCATTGAATTAACAAAGTTTAAATTTTCTTGAACTAAAAACATAATTGCAGGTAAAACACTGCCTTTGTGTTTTACATATCTGCTACCATCTAAATGAATCTCGCTAATATCACGAGAGTTATTAGGACCTACAGAATTACCTGTAATAAAACTATTGTTTTGGAATATAGTTTTAAAGTGATCACTAACACTACCTAATGTAAATGTTTTAAGATCATTGTTTTCACTATTATTAGTTAAGTTAATAGGCGGTTCATAAAACCCATTTTCGTTTGGTTTTTGATTTGTTTTAATTTTTAAAGTAATTCGTGTTCCTTGAGGAATTATAGAATTAAATTTAAGTTCATAAATTTGTCTTTCTCTATCAATAACCTTTTCAAAATCTGTTGTTTCTTTATATGTCTTACCATTATATTCAACTACAATGTCTAGATCATACTTATGAGGTTGATTAATTGCGTTAACTGCAACAGTGTCAGTGTCAATTACAGTATCGACTACTTGTAAAATACGTTGAACAGTTTGTTTTCCTTTAACAAGTTCCCATCCACTAATAAACTTATCTTTAGCATAATCTTTTACTAGTCCACTTGCAGTATCAACTGTCTTTTGTGTTGTTCCTTCTTGGTAAGTAAACAACCCGTCGTCCCAATTAAACTCAAATGTAATATCACCAACATTATTAATGTTTTGATATGCAATAGGAAATCCTAAAACAGGGTCATCTGATCCTGTTCCAATCTTATAACTTGCAAGTTTATTCCCATTAAATGTAGATGAAAAGTAATAATCTGTATCAGCAAAACTATTACCTGCACTATCATAAAGATCAAACAAAGGACTTTGATTTAATATTGTCTTTTGTTGACCATTAATCCAACTAGTACCGTCAAAGTGCCAACTTGACCCTTGGTGTGTTTCGCCCGATGTTGCAACAACACTGTCATTAACTAACGGTTCATATACTTCTTCAAGATGTACTCTTTTAACACCGTTATGTTCAACAAAGTCAACTTCGTATACTTTACCTTTTACTGTAATGTCAGGATCTGCATTAAAAATAACACGCATACCTTTACGTAAAAGAACTTCGTCTACGTGGTATCCAAATGACCCTTCAACATCACTCATAGCATCTTTAGTATCAGTGTCAATTAAGTCAATATTACCAATACCATTAGTACCAAAGTTTACAAGTTTTAAGTTAGGTTTAAATTCAATAATAGGTCTTACTGCTCTATAATTTTCATCAAGCACAGGAGAAGTATTATTATACTCTGCACTTAATTCAATTACATCTTTATGTACCCATCTATTATACCGTGACCAAGGATTTTTATCCTTACTTGATCTATTAATTGTAATATATTCTGCTGTTAAAGGACTATTTTCTGTATCATCATAAGGAGTATCGTCAAACGGATCAACATCAAACTCATATTCTTCATTTTTAGCATAAAGTTCAGGAGTATCAAGTTCTGTTTCGTCAATTAAAACAATACTTTCGCCTACACCTTCAACATACCAATTTTTATTTCTGTATTTTGTTGGTAAAACATCTCCAACAAAATTAACTTTCATACCATTTGTTAACTGTACACCGTTTGCACTTTTAAATGTTGCCTTACTAATAATATCTTCTTCAACATCAATACTTAAATCATCAGAGGTATTTCTAATTTCAAGTACACCTTGCATACTTTGATGATATTGACAAGCATAATAAAGCAAGTCTGGAGCATCAACTGGAACTGTAAATGTAATTGTTCCTTGTTCAGCACCATTGTTTTCAACACCGTTGTTGTATTGGTCACCAATGCCTACTGTGTTGGCTGTTTTAATAAAGAAAGGATGCCCTTGAGCATTTACTTTAAACTTATATGTGCCGCCTCTGTATAAAATTACTGTTGGGTTTTCACTAAACCCGTTTGGAGTAAACACAAATGAGTTTTCTCCGCTATTAGAAACTGAGTATTCGCTTTGTGTGTTTCCAGGATCGCCACTAATTGATACAGGATCTGGTCCTTGTGGCAACCAATAATACTGTCTGTAGTTGGCAAATTTATCAAAATCAAACAATGGATTCCATGCAAAGTAGTCTGCTTCAAACAATCTGTTATGATTGTCAGTTATTCCACCAAAGAAATCAATTTGATTAATTAAATCGTCGTATGTTCCTGTCCACTTATTTGAATTGTCAATAGGATTTTTTGTGACTGCTGACGGTAAGAAGTTATATTGACGTCTGTTTGCTGTTGGTTCTTGAATGTAAACATCAGTTGGTTTTGCATTTTCTGTATTTCTTGCGCCAACAAAACCATTTAGACGATCTAAGTTTCCTTTACTAATTAACGCATCAACAGTTGCACCAAGAAACTTTCTATTAGTTTCTGTGCGAAAATACATAGGTAAAAGATCAGCACTATTACGCAACTTATCTTTGTTTTCTATGTTTACAGGCGTACCTTGTCTATCACTAAAAGCCATTTATCTACCTTAATAACTGCTTGTTGTAGTACTACTACTTGTCGATACAGAAACTGAACCAGTACTGTCAACTGATGTCACAACATTTCCATCTGCTTTCAAATTATTTGCTGTAATTTGATCAATAATTTCAATGTTGTCTACGCTGGCTGTACTAATAAAAATTTCATCTGCACGACATTTAATTTGATATAAACTTCCAAATACTTGTGATCCACTTCTTGGAACAATTACAAAGTTTGCAACATCTGGTGCTGTTTGTTGTTGCACATAAGTTGCTAACTCTGTAAAATAAAAAGTTTCACCAAAGTCCCAATTATCAATAGCAAAGAAATCATTTATTGCACTAATAACTTTACTTTTAATTTCATTATCACTAATTGTGCTATTATCGCTTTTAACAATCTTAAATGTTGCTTGTAATGAAGCATCAGCATTTACACCAAATAGTGGTCTATAATTAACAGCATGATATATAATCTCGTCGCTAATAGATTTTACTCCATCTAGCACACCTGCTAATTCAAGTCTTAAATTTGCACTTGTTGGTTTGACAGGCTCGATACCACCGTTGTTAACAAATATTCTATAATCTTCATCATATGCTCTTGTTAAAACATACAAGTCAATAATATTTGTTTTTCCAGGATCAAGACGTCTATCGTTTTGTGCATTATGATTGTATTGGAATTTTAACTCGTCTCTTCCAAATCGAGCAAAGTATGAAGTATCTAATTGTAATGTACCTGATGTAGCATCATATGATTTAACAACATCTTCTCTACTGTCATAAAAATAAAATAGTTGGCCGTTTTCAATTCCTGTAAATGACGATACACTTGCTTCTTTATCAAAAATTAAAAATTGCGAAGCAGGAATTTTAGTTGTTGTTGATATTCCGTCATTTGTTGTTTTTTGAAAAAATACAAACTTGTCATTGTACCCTCTTGTATCTAAAGAATCAGGTGCAACGATTTGCTCAAAACTATCAGGATCATCAATCATTCCGTCATCGTCTGAATCGTAAAAATTAATTCTAATTTTATTTGTTTCTTCAAAACCGTCGTCATTTAAAATGCTACCAACAATCTCCCACTGGTAGTCTTTTTCTAAAATAGTATCTAACAGTGGATCTTCGTTAATTTTTAAAACTTTAATTTGGTCTTTAATAACTTTTCCTGTTTCACTATCATATTTTTTAATACCTTTATCAACAAAGAACTGGATTAGTTGTTCGCTTTCGAATCTATAATCCATTCCTCTATAGGTAATAGTATAAGTTTCACCGTCTGTTTCAAATAACACAAACCAACTTTTATCTAGTTTAGATCCTGTTATATCGCCTTGGCGTTCTAAACTGAAATCATCTTTTGTGTTTAGATTAGCGTTTACAATAATTTTCCATTCTTTGTTGTTTTGATCATATCTTAAACCAAACGTTTTGTAGTTGAAAATTAAATCAACTAATTGTAATTCTAAATCTGTTGGAAAGTTTGTCACAATACTTGGAACTACTAAACTAGGAACAGCAAGTGAAGGAATGTTTTCGCTAAACACAATTGGACCAGTACCGTCGTCAAGTTCACCTTGACCGCCGTTAGATCCGTCGCCACTTACTTGAACTACTTTTGCCCAAATATAGTTTAAAGAATTTTTTGTTTTAGTCGTTGTTAGTGTTCCATCACTTAAGAAGTACTTGCCTTCTGGTGGAACAAACTTAACAAGTGTATCTGGTGTAATAAATTTAAAGTTATTTGTTGTAAATGTACCTACAGTAATTGGAGATCCATTAATTATATTTCTAAAATAACCTGTACTGTCAGTTCCTGATTCTGTAGATCTTACCCAATCAATATTAATATCACTAGTAATAATTCTAGGGAATTTATCATAATAAAATGCCTTAGTTGGTAAACTATCAACAATAGGCTCAATAGTATTTCTAATAACACCTAAGATATCATTACGTGTTTGAAATGTAAAATTAAAATCACTATCGTAAGGATTTTTGTAAATGATACCATCATCTGCCATTAAATTAACAGCACTATATTTTCCTGTTGGATCTTGGATTTCAAACTGTCTAGAAATACCCGAACTAACTCTGTTTACTGCTTTTACTTTAATAACAGTATTACTTGCTGTAAGAGGATATGAATTATAATCCTCTCCAGTAATCATTCTATTTTGTGTGTAATAACTTTGCGGTGCATTAGTTCTAATATCTTCAGTAGTTTCTGTTGCACTTGCATTTGTTAAACTTGCTTCTAATCCTAACTGTACAGTTAATGTATGTCCTTGTCCTTTCTTATTAAAGTAAGGAATTGTTAAAATAATATTCTGCATATCTGCAGGTCTAATTGTGTAAGTTAAACCATTTGAAGTTCTGTAATAAACTCTAAAGTTTCCTTTAGGTAAATCGCCAAAACTTCCGTCTGCAAAATTTAAACTAATTTGATCTTGATCTCTAGTTGTGACATTGTACAATGTTCTAATATTTTTATTAACACTGTTGTAGATAACATTGCTTCCGTAAATAGAATTTAATTTTGTCCATTCTGTTGCAGGCAAACCGTTTCTATCTAATTGCCATAGCCAAACATCTGTATTGTTAATACTAGGAATATCAATGTTAACAATTTCATTTGGACTTGGGTCTAGTATTGTAAACGGAGAACTTTGTAATTGTCCTTGTCTAAAATGGAAGAACCATCCTGTGTTAGGTGAACTGTTTCCTCGTTTATCGTTTCTATATAAAAATCCTAGTCTGTTTCCTGGCTGTGGTGATTCTTCAACCACTTCGTCGTCATAAATCTCAGCACTGACAACTTCAAAATTCATAGAACGTCCTGTGACTGTTTTAGCAAATTGATAAAGCGGAACGTCAGTGTTTTGTGAATTAATTTTATATTGTTCTGTTTTAATACCATCAATTATAGCATCTTGTGATGGTTTTCCAATAACCGTAGCACCTTCAAGTGTGCTATTAATAATAACTTGAAACTGTTCTAACCAGTTGCTGTTAGTATCGTCGTTCCAATTAATAAAAACATTTTCAAGTCTATTACCTAAACTATCTTGTACATTCTCAGTAGTCTGTACACCAAGAATTTTTAAGTACCCATTTGATGGCTGATTACGTGTAGGATTATAGCCAACTAGTCTTGCTAGACGTAATACGCTTTCACGTCTTTCTGCAAGTTCAATAAAGTTTTCTCTAGCATTTAAATCAAATCTGTATGATAAACTTTGACCTAGGAAAGCAATCATATCAATCAATGCTAGGTATTCGCTTGATTCAATATAATCATTGAAATCTTCTGGGTAGTTTGCCCTTAGATAATTGATCATCGTCCTACGTAAAGTAGGAAAATCATAAGAACTAAAATCAGCGTTGGCAAAGGCTTTATATACCTTGTCCCAATCCTGATTCGCTAATAGAGAATTTTGTCTATCTACACTTGCCATAACAATATTTATTCACCTTATAAACTGCGTGGTTTATTTCTATCCCAAAGCATTTGCTTTATCAAAAGTAAACTGTAATGCTTCAGAAACATCAAACTCAACATAGTACAAAACACACTGAATTTGTAGTCCGTACTCTCTTTCAACCAATGCTAAACTGTCAACTCTAACTCTTGGATCTGCATCAACAATACTTCTAACATCGGCTAATATTTGCTCTTTAAGAACATCTGTAAATGGTTCAAATATAGCGTCCCATATAATTGTTCCAAATCTTGAATTATAAATCTTTTCACCTCGTCTAATGTTGAAGTGATTGATTATATCCTGTTTTATTAACTCAATGTCGTATGTTTGATTTGAAGAATTTTGTGGATTAACCGTACTAACACCACGATAGACATTAGAACGTCTAAGTTCGTTTCCCTTATTAGTTGGGTTTGGTTTAATTACAATGTCCGTATATCTTGCCATAATACTATTTACACTTCTCTATCGGTTGATGATTTCTTGTTGGTGTTTGGTGCTTTATTCTCATGCCCGTCCCACGGTTCGTGTGTTGGAACACGTTTTAGAATAGTTTCAAACTGTGCTGACCTATAATAGTTAAAGTTCTCCCACTTAGAAGTAATTTCTTTCTCCCACAACTGAATAACACCCATATGCTGAATATGCCTGCTTGGAGCCGGTGTTGATCCATTTGCAGAAATAGTTGGTTTTGCACCAGGTCCAGGTAAGTTTAAATGCACTGCTTCAGTACCATCTACATAAACAACTTTATCTGTTTCAACATTAACATTAGCGCCTGATGTTGCTATTGAAATGTCATGCTCTGTTGTTGAAATATTAATCTGTCCATTAGCGGAGCCTGCTTTGTTTGCTGGACCAGGAAACTCTGCCCAATAGTCTGTGTCACTTGGCGGTATAGGTTGTAATGTATCTGGATCTTGTGTTCTCTTTAATGCTTGATAATATTTCAATTCATCATCGTCGTTGATCCATGAAGTTGTATATCCTTTACTGTAGATCTCTGCTGGATCAAATGTTTCCATAACTTCAGTAGAACTATTTGCTTTAATGTTTACACTTGTTCCTGCTGTAATTCTTGTTCCTAAAATTGTAGCAAGATCAAAATTTCCTGTTTCAAGTTTAGTATCAATTCTGTTAGCAATACTTAAATTGTTTGTGTTTACTTGGTAATCATTAGTGTCAAAGCGAGAATTAAGAGTTTTAATATCGCTATTACCTTTTACCATAATTCTTTGTGAACCGTTTACAATCTGTCTATGGTGATCAGACTCTGTTCTAAAAATATTTGCCGCTTTTAAATTAATGTTTCTTTTTGCTTCTACGTTGAAGTCTCTATCAGCATAAAGGTTGAAATCACCTCTAGTACGCATACTAATACTGTCATCACAGAACACATCCATCTTACCATCTGATGTAAGTTCAATCCAAGCAGTACCTTTTGAATTTCCAATGTAAATTAAATCATCAGTGTCGTGTAAAAGTATCTGATGTCCGGCTTTAGTTCTTAATCTAATTAAATTATTTTTACCTAGGCCGTCGCCATCATCCATTACAAATGCGTGGCCACCTG